ATGATTAACTTTGAGCAGACGCATCCGGAAGCTATCGAAACGGTGCTGCTGGTCGACGATGACACGTTCTTTCACATTGCGTGCAAACGGCTCATGCAGCGCAGCGGACTTGTGAAAACCCTGATCTGCTATCCGATGGCGGTGGACGCGCTGGCATTCCTGTCGCGCTCGGACCGGCCCTGCGTGGATGTCATCTTCCTCGACATCAACATGCCGAAGATGAACGGTTTTGAATTTCTCGAAGAGGCTGTCACGCGGTTCGGCACTGATTTCTGCAGAAAGCTCGTGGTTATGCTGACGTCCTCGCTGGACGCCAGGGATGTCGCGCGAGCCAAAGCATGCAATGCCATCGACTCCTATGTGAACAAGCCTTTATCGCACGAGCATATTGCATCCATCGCCGGGAAGCTGAAAGCAGGCCGGGAAAAGTTGGGGTGAAAGATGTGTGAGCTTGCTTTCGGCGAACATTTAGCCGACGCGACTGATACGTGCGGAGTGTTCCGGGCCAGACAGCGGCGTTCAGGATGATTGCGGCAGAGATGGCGAAGCGCAATCGCAACGGAGCCTCGGAATCCGCGTGGCGATGCAAGAATACTTGTTGGAAACCACGCGGCTGTGCGCCCATCGCCAGAACAGATCGAGGGGTAAAATCATCGAATACACGAGTGCTTTCATGCTCTTCTCGTGTGGAGTGAATCTAGCAGTTCAGAATGGAAATTCAGTGCAAACCGCTCTCGATGCCAGCAAGTTAGGCATCAATTCTGTAGAAGAATGGTTTCGAATATGACGTGGGCTGTCGAAGCTGTGACCGTGCTTCCGAGAAAGTGGCAGCCCGTAGGGGGCTCCACTTTCCCATTTAGATCAGAGGCTTGATGAAAAGTGGGACACTTGAATCTCCCACTGTTTCATTAGGTTTTTTGGATTTTTTGTCCCACCGAAAACCGGGCGGAACGACACGCCCAGAAATGATGAACCCCCCGCTGGACCAACAGCGAGGGGCTCGGAATTGCATCGGATGTTTGGAAGAAGGATGCGGTATATGGATACCCCAGATGATACGACGACACAAGACAATCTGAGCGCCGCGCTCGCTCTGGCGGCGGACGGCATTACCGTCTTCCCGGTCGGCCCCAACAAGCGGCCGCTGGTGAAGGGCTGGCAGGATAAGGCCACGGCGGACCCGGACCAGATCGAAGCGTGGTGGAGCAAATGGCCCGATGCCATGCCCGCCCTGCCGACCGGCAAGCGGAACGGCGTCGCGGTGCTGGACGTGGACCGGAAGAACGGCAAGGACGGCTTCGCCGAACTGGCGGCGCTCGGGCTCGACGTGGATGCGCTATCCGACACGCAGGGGGCCACGGCGAACGACGGGGCGCATCTGTACTTCCGCTGGTCCGAGGGCATTACCAACAGCCCCGCAGGACTGCCGCCGGGGCTGGACGTGCGCGGTGAAGGCGGCTTTGTGGTCGCACCCGGCGCGGTCAACGGCAACGGCGTCTACAAGCTGCTGAAGGGCAGCCTGACGGGCAAGTTGCCGCCGTGGCCCGAGGCTCTGCCGATCCGTCGCAAGGCGACTGAGCCGGGCGAGGCGCGGCCCACTGGTCTGCCGTGGCCCGTCTTCGTGGAAGCCGTGCGGGCGGTCCCGAACGACATCAATGACCGGGAATCGTGGGTGGCCCGGCTCGCCGCTATCCATGCGGAGAGTGGCGGCGGTTCGAATGGACTCGAACTGGCCCACGAATGGTCCGCCCAGCACAAGACTTATGACCCGACTGAGACCGACCGGGTCTGGGCGTCCTTCAAGCGGTCCGATGGGGCAACCGGCTGGCGCTTCATCGCTGAAGCCGAGCGCCGGGACTGGTCCCATCCCGACGTTGCCGAATTGCGGCAGGCCGAGGCCGTGGCCCTGCTGGAAGACGCTTGGACCACCGACCAGATGGCCGAGATAGAGCGCGAGTCGGTCAAGGACCGGATGGATCGACTGGCAGACAGCCTGAAGCTGGGCGATGCGCAGCGGGCGCTGATCGGCGGCAGGATCATCCCATACTTCACCGATGTTGCAGACCTGCTGAGCACCGCCGCCCCGCCGCGCGAGTGGCACGTTGACGACTGGATTCCGGCGAAGACGGTCCACATGCTCGGCGGGCCGGGCGGCACCGGCAAGAGCCTCTTGGCGATTCAACTGGCCGTCGCTACAGCCTGCGGGCTGCCGTGGATCGGCATGGACGTGCTGAAGCCGGGGCCGGTGCTCTACTACGGCGCGGAAGACGATCAGGACGAGATGCACCGCCGCTTCGCCGACGTCTGCCACGCGGAGGGCGTGAAGCCCGGGCCGGGCCGGATCAGGTTGCGGGCGGCCGTGGCCGAAGACACGATCTTCGCGACGTTGGACAGGACCACGGGCAAGGTGCAACCCACCGATCTGGTGAAGCGGATCGAAGCCGAAGCCGTCAAGGTCCGGCCGTCGCTGCTGGTGCTCGACACGCTGGCGAACCTCCACGCTCTGGACCCGAACAGCCAAGAGCAGGCGCGGGCCTTTGTCTCTCTCCTGATCGGCATCGCCCAGCGGTGCGGCTGCACCGTCCTGCTGCTGGCCCACCCGAGCCGCACGGGCATGGCCGATGGCAGCGGCGACGGCTTCAGCGTGGCGTGGTCCAACAGCGTCCGCTCCCGTTCCTATCTCGCTTCTGACGACAGTGATGCGGACCTGCGGGTGCTGAAGGGCATGAAGTCTAACTACGGCAAGAGTGGGCAGGAGATCACCTTGCGCTGGGAACAGGGCGCGTTCCAGCCGGTCAAGGAGTCGGTGGCCGACAGCTACAAGGACCGGGCTGTCTTCCTCGCCGTCTTTGATCGGCTCTTCGCACAAGGTCGTTACCTGTCGCACAAGATCAGCCCCACCTACGCCCCGGCCCGCGTCGCCGAAGAGGAAGAGGCGCGGGCCGCGAACCTGAGCAACGACCGGCTGCGGGACGCGATGAACGCGCTGCTGGCGTCGGACGTGCTGGTGATCGAGACCTACAAGAACGGCTCCCGTCACGAGGCGCAGCGCCTCGCCCGGGGGCCGGGCCAGTTCACCACGGGGGGCAACGATGACCTGTTGTGACTCTGAGCGCACCACGGGGGCTCACCACGGGGGGATGTCAGGGGGGATTCTCCCCAGAGGAATCCCCCACGGGGTCTGCGCTAACCCTGCGCTAACCTGTGGGGGCTGCGCTAACTGTGCGCTAACCCCTGCGCTAACTGCGCGCTCACCTGCGCTAACTGGTGCGCTAACACACTCCCCCTACTACGTAGGGGGGCTGGCGGGTGCCCCCGCCGCCGCCCCGCCTACGTTACCGGGGATAGGGGCGCGGGAGCGTCCCCTGTGGTGGACCGTTCACGGGGATGCCCCCATGTGGGGGATGGCAAAAGGTACTATCCGAGCTTTTCGCTCGCGGGTAGCGTGGAGCCCCGACATTTCACCCCGTGGTGAAAATTCTGATTTGGGAAAACTCTCTGGGGACGCGTTCCCCCTGTGGGGGCTATCCCTCCTGTGGGGGATATTCCCGTGAGCACTGACACCCGTGACAATATCGCCGAGTTGATCGGCGACGAGTGGGCCGACGCTTTTGCAGCCCCGGAGCCCGTGACCGCTGCCAAGTTGGGAGAGTGGCTGGGGCTGACCGCGAACCGGGTCCACGCGCTCGGCCGCGATGGCGTGCTGCCCCGGACGCCCGAGAAGACCTATCCGCTCCGGGCATCCGTGGCCGCCTATTGTGACCACGCCCGGCAGCTCGCCAAGGGCAAGGCCGCCGACAAGGAACTGGCCGAAGAGAAGATCAGGCTGGCCCGGGAACAGGCCGACAAGATCGCGCTTCAGAACGCTGCCGCCCGTGGCGAGCTGTTGGACTCCCGGCTGGTGGCGAATGAGTGGCGCGCAATTGTCACCGATCTGCGGGCCGCCGTGCTTGCCGTGCCGTCCCGGGTGGCAAACCGCTTGGGGCTAGACCGTAAAGAGACCACGGCGCTCGACGTCGAGATCAGGGCCGCGATGGAGGCGATTGCCGATGACTAGTCGAAACCTGCAAATTCCTCCCATTCGTCTGTCAGATCAGTTAACTCGCATCCGCGCCGCATCTCATTTGGTGCAGTGCCGATATAGCGTTTTGAGCCCCATTCTCCTTCATCAGACAATATGGTGCCCGCAACGTCGTAATTGTGCGCAGCAAAGATTTTGTATGAGAGGTCGTTCTTGCGGCTCAGTGCAAGGGCTGTTTCGACTGCTTCATCAAATTCAATATGTGCGCTCTCCCATCCGCCGTCCGGGTTCTGGATACAATATGCTCTCTCCAGCCATGAAAACTCGATGTGCTGATTATCCACTTTGAATGAAGGTTTGTAACGAATCTCATGCGATTTGCTTCCATTACACAATACAAGAATCGAAAAGGTTCTTGGTATCTGCCCAGTGACTTCCAATGACCCGCATTCCCGAACGTCGCCACGTGCAAGAATTACGGCAGCTAAGTTAAAGGCGGAATCCTCACTTAACCTTACGTTCCATTCAGGCTCGCGCAAACCGAATAGGCTTTCCTTTATCCATAAGAAAACGCCCAAAACTGCCAATAACAAGATGAAATGCTTCAATGTGTACCTGCTGAGATTGTAAACATGACCGATGCTACGAACCTAAATGAAATGCGCAAGCAAGCATTTTCGGCCTTCCGACCGCCCGCCAAGCTGGCCCTGAGCGAGTGGATCGAGTCCCACGTTTTCCTACCGTCCAGCCTTGCCGCTCAGCCCGGTCGGATGCGTCTCTGGAAGCCGCAAATTGAGATCGGCAATTCCATCGGCGACGATACCGTGGAGCGTGTGACGATCCTGAAGAGCGCCCGCGTGGGCGCGACACAGTTGATGGTCGGGGCGCTCGGCCACTTCGTCCAGAACGACCCCAGCCCAGTCCTGTGTGTGGTCCCGGCTGAGGCCGACGCTCGGCATCTGGTGGTGTCTGTCATCGAACCGACTTTTGGCGAGTCTCCGGCGCTCAGGGCTGCGCTGACGACCGACGCAGGTGGCCGCGACACGATGCTGAACCGCAACTTCGCAGGCGGCTCGCTGACTGTCGTAAGCGCCCGTGCGCCGCGTAACCTGCGGGCCCGGACGGCCCGCATCCTCTTCGCCGATGAAATTGACGCCTATGAACTGAGCGCGGGCGTGGAAGGCGACCCGGTGGAACTGGCAATGCGTCGTACCATGACCTTCGGCAACCGGAAGATCGTCTTGGCCAGCACGCCGGTTGACGCCGAGACCAGCCGCATCCTGCGGGCCTATGAGCAATCCGACAAGCGGGTCTTCGAGGTCCCGTGCCCCGGCTGCGAAGAGTTCCAAGAGATCGTTTGGGCTGACATTCACTGGGATGACGGTAAGCCCGAGACGGCCCACTGGGTCTGCCCCGAGTGCGGCAGTGTCGTGGAAGACCGGCAGAAACCTCTGATGGTCGCGGAGGGCCGCTGGCGGGCCACAGCGCCGCATGTGGAGGGGCACCGGGGCTACAAGCTGACCAGCCTGACCAGCACGCTCCCGAACGCCTCGTGGCCGCGTCTGGCCGCCGAGTTCCTTCAGGCGAAGCGCAGCCCAACCACGTTGAAGCCGTGGCTCAACACGGTGCTGGGCGAGCCGTGGCGCGGCGAGGGCGACGATCTGGACGACGCCGAGTTGGCATCCATGCGCGAACCCATTGGTCTTGACCGTCTGCCGCCCGAAACTCTCTACCTGACCGGCGGCGCGGACGTGCAGAAAGACCGGATCGAATTGACGACGTTGGGCTGGACCGCCGATGACGTGGCGCTGGTGCTGGCCCATGAGATCGTCTGGGGCGACCCTAACCTGACCGATACCTGGGCGGAACTGGACGACCTTCTGCGCCGCGACTTCCGGCACCCGGCGGGCGGTGTGCTCCGCTATGACGCGGTGCTGGTGGACAGCGGCGACGGCGGAATGACGGATCAGGTCTATGGCTTCACCCGGTCCCGGATCGGCCGCCGCATCTTCCCGCTGAAGGGTGTCGCAGGCTTCAAGCGGCCGCTGGTGGAGCGGTCCAAGACCCGGGGCGTCCCGTTGCAGCTGGTGGGCGTGGACGTGGCCAAGCAACGGCTCTTGAACGCCCTGCAAGCCCGCTCGGGCTGGCGCTTCGGCGACACACTGTCCGATGACTGGTTCACGCAACTGACCAGCGAACGCCGCGTGGTGCGCTATTCCCGGGGTCAGCCCACCGCCCGTTTCGAGCGTATCGTCGGCCGCCGGGCCGAGGCGCTGGATTGCGTCGTCTATGCGATGGCCGCCCGGGCACTGGTGGGCGTTGCCGTGGATCGCCGCGAAGCCGATCTGGCGAGCGTGACGGGAGCGGAGAAGCGCGCTACGGTAGTGAAAAGCAAGTGGTTGGAAGGATAGCCTTAAAGCCCCGTAAAAAGGTCTCGAATAGCATCCCAGAGTTTATCCGCCGCTCCGACTAAAGATGTCGTGCTCGAGACCTTTTCAGTGATCGCCTTCATTACAGCTTTGATCGTGGCAGGCTTCCTCTTGCCAACGATTTCCTCAGCGAGACTCTCCGTCAATTCGAGAACTTCGTTCTTCTGGTCGTCGCTCAATTCTTCAGATTGGACAACCGCGTCCGTCAGAGTCTTCAATTGATCACCGACAAGTTGGCTATCAGAACCCTTTGAAAGCGTGATGGCTGCGTCGATCCTCTCTATCGATCCAGTGTTTAGGACTCCAATCTGAGACTGAGAAATATTGAAGTTATTCAATGTGTGACTCCTTTGCATGGCCTTCGCTAATGCTTGAACAGGTAGCCTGCCGCCACTACTCGGGATGCCTGTTACCATGTCCATGTGGTCCAGCGCATTGTTCATCATCGCAGCGTTTTGCAGGAAGCTCATATTATTGATGTGGGACCACTGGGCATAGCAGTCCAAGCATAGGGGCACGCCTTCATCTGCGACACGAAAAAGAGCGGGGCGGTCACACTGGTGGCACTTCATTTTAGGGCCGAATTTAGGGTGCTAATCGTAGCTTCGGAAATATCCATGTTACCTCCTACAAATGTTAAGGGATAGGGGGCGTCTGGGTTTCCGTCAATCTGTAGACCCTATAAAACCTCGCCGTTCGGCTTGCAGTAGAACTGCGACCCCAGCGGAGCATCCTGCATCGTGACGCGCCCGTCCGTGGCGAAGGCCAGCGGATCGTCGGGGGCCGGGTAGCCCATGTGTTCCAGATAGCGGCGGGTCATGATGATCGCTTCACCGACCCTCAGACCCTCTTCCGCCGACGTCCTGAACATTATTACCGCAAGGCGGCGGGCCTTCTGAACGTCTGCCATGTAATCATGCATTTTCGTTACCTTTCCGAAAAGAAAGGGGGCCAGTGCATTGGTGAAAACTGACCCCCTCCCTCAGCACAGGAGTCGGCGGGCTGTAATCGCCGACGACGCTGGAATAGCTTCAGTGACCCCGCCTTGGCAAGAAGATTCTGCGCTTAAGCAACCGTGAGTAGCCTAGGCAACCTACGGTAGTCAAAGAATTTTTTTACTGTCCACCGAGGTAGAATCGGGGTAAAACGGCATCTATTCTTCTGACGGAAAGGACACCGACATGAACGCAATGCCCCTCATCCCGCCTACCGTGCAGCACCGCCCGCAGGGGCTGATAGACTGCGCCCAGATCACCGATACGCTGATCTTCCCCGGTCAGGATCGGCAGGTAGTTTACGATCAGGTGCGGGGCCTGCTGACCGCCGGACACCTGCACCCGAGCGCCCGGGAAGAGCGCGGCAAGAAAGCCTTCCTGCTGGCCCCCGAAAACATGTTGATCGCTGACGTGATGCTGCGGATGCGCGACTTCGGGATGCGCGGGGCCGACGACGCCAAGGCGGACCCCTACGTCGCCGCAGGTCTCACCCTCCGCCACTGGTCGGGCGGCAAGCCCGGGGGTGCCAAGAGCAACCCGGCTGCGCATGTGATCGCCGAATATGAAATTGACGTGCGGGGTTGGGTTTTCGAGTTGTGGAGTTTCCGCCACGCGAAGCGGGACCGGGTCCAGTTCGAGGGCCGTATCCACCATGTCACCCGCCGCCAAGCGACGAACCTGCGGCACGGTGGTAAACCCAGTTGGATCCCGTGCGGGTGCTACGCGGTTGATTTGACTGACGCGCTCGACCGCTGGCATCCGCGCGGCCAAGAACGCCGCGAGGCCATGAACTGAGTATGGCCTTTCCGTTCCTGCCCGACGCCTTTCGGCGCATCTTCGACCGCTCCGCCGCTCCGGTGGGGCGGCGCTCTGTTGATGCGGCAACGGGGAGCCGCCGGGGAAGTGGGATGGGTCAGTTTGGCCCCATCAACCCCGAAATTGGAGCGGCAGCGCCGATCACCCGAGCCCGGGCGCGGTATCTGGCCACCAACAACCCGTTCATCGCCAATGGCGTGCAGAACTGGTGCGCATCGCTGGTCGGGACGGGCATCCGCCCCGCCGTCCGGGCGACCGATGCCGGGACCCGTGAACTGGCCGCCGGGTCATTCGAGACTTGGGCCGACGCCGCCGACCACGCTGGGCGGACCGACTTCTGGGGCCTTCAGCGGGATGTGTCGCGCCACCTTGTCGTGGACGGTGAAGCCTTGATCCTGATGCGGGACGAAGCCGACGGGCTGCGCCTGCAACTGATCCCGCCGGAACTGCTGGACGAGTCGAAAACGGCCGCGCTGGGCGACGGCCGGGAGATCGTATCGGGTGTGGAGTTCGACGCACAAGGCCGTCGGGTGGCTTACCACATCCTTCCCCAGAAACCCTCTTCGATTTATGCCGAGTATGCACCGCCGGTCCGGGTGGACGCCGCCGACGTGCTCCACGTCATGCAGCCCGCCGCCGCCGGGCAGGTGCGCGGCCTGAGCTGGCTTGCTCCGGCGGTCCTGTCGGCGAGCGAGCTGGACCAGTTGACGGACGCGCTGCTGGTTTCGGCCAAGATTGCAGCCATGCACGCCGCCTTCGTGACCGATGCCACCAATATGGGCGGCGCGGCGACGGCGTTCCCGGACGCCGATGGGCTCAGCGACATATCGCTGGAACCGGGCGTGGTTCGGGTGCTGCCGGGCGGGACTGATATTCGCTTCAACAGCCCCGAACAGTTGAAAGACGCTCCGGCCTTTGTGCGGATGAACCTTCTGGCGCTTGCGGCGGCTCTGGGCTTGCCCGAGCACATGATTTCCGGCGACCTGACCAACGCCAATTACAGTTCCCTTCGGGCGGGTTTGCTGCCGTTCCGGGCGCGAGTGGAGCAATGCCAGTATGGCGTCCTCGCCCCGCAACTGTTGCGTCCGATCTGGCGGCGCTGGATTGCAACCGAAGTGCTCGCTGGACGGCTGGACCTGTCGCCCGAGCTGCGGGCCGAGTGGATCATGCCCCGCCACGCTCAGGTCGATCCCGCCAAGGATATGGCGGCCGTCAAAGAGGCTCTGTCACTCGGGCTCATGTCCCGGTCGCAGGCAATCAACGAACTGGGCTGGAACGCGGACGATCTGGACCGTGAGATCGCCGCTGACCGCGCCCGCGAAACGGAGCTGGGCCTGTCCTTCGGCGAGGGGGCGAACGATGGCCAAGAGTGAGTCCCAGCTTCGATTCCTCCTGCGGAATGTGAGCGACCGGAAGAGCGGGCCAAAGCTGACCGCGAGCCCCGCGAAAGCCTCGCATGTGCGCGACCCTAGGACTGGGAAGCTGCACGGCCGCTGGTCCACAGAATTTCAGAAATGGGAGTCCCGTCTTGCCGCTCGATAACACAAACCTGCTGACCCGCCGGGCGACCTTCGCCCCGGCTTCGCTCGACCGTGAGAACCGCACCGTTCGTGTCACCGTTTCGACCGGGGCGGACGTGCGCCGCAGGGGCTACATTGAACGTCTTAAACTGCCCGACCCGCAGACCCTTGTCGGTTTGCCGGTGCTCAACGCCCATCGTCAGGACGATCTGGATAATGTCCTTGGCCGCGTCGTCGCGGCTGGAGTCGATAGCGATGGGCTCTGGGCGGATATGAAGATTTCGCAGCGAGCCGACTGGCTCATGGCGGAAATCGAGGCTGGCATCATTACCCAAGCCAGTCTCGGCTACACCGAAGGTCCCGTTACGGAGTCCGTCGATCAGAGGACACGGGAACGGGTCAGAACCTTCATCCCCAACGTAAAGGAAGTCAGCTTCGTTCCCATCGCGGCGGATGCTGGTGCCAGAGTCAGGAGTCAGAGCATGACAGACGAAATCGAAACCCTCACCCCGGAACAGGCTGAAACGCAACGCCGGGCTGAAATCCGCACCATCGCCCGGCAGGCCAACCTCGGCCACGAATGGGCAGACGGTCAGATTGACGCGGACGCTACGGCCGAAGCGGCCCGCTCGGCGGCTTTCGAGGCGATGCATACCCGCAGCCGGTCGCAGCCCGTAATCCGCACCCACGCTCCGGCGAACGACGATCCGGCCGTGATCCGGGACCGGCAGGCCGAGGCGCTGCACGTGCGCATGGCGGGTGGTGAGCCCAAGCCCGAGGTCCGTAGTTACCTGTCCATGTCCATGCTCGACATGGCCCGGGACTCGCTCGCCCGCGTCGGCGTCTCCACCCGTGGAATGTCGCCGGATGAGGTCTTCACGCGGGCGGGCGAGCACACGACCAGCGACTTCCCGACTCTGGTCAGCAACGCGATGAACAAAACCGCTTTGTCCAGCTATCAGTCCGCCAGCTCGCCGCTGAAGTCGCTCGGCCGTCAACGCAGCCTCAGCAACTTTAAGACCGCCACCAGCATCCGCCTTGGCGAGATGGGGCGTCTGGAAGAACTGGACGAGTCCGGTGAGATCACCGCGACCAGCCGCGCCGAGAACGGCGAGACGATGCAACTCAGCACCTACGCCCGGGGCATCACCGTCTCGCGCAAACTCCTGATCGACGACGATCTGGGGATGCTGGGCGACATGACCGCCGCCTTCGGCGAGGCAGCCGCTCAGACCGAGGCCGATATTCTGGTGGCGATGCTGACCGGCAACCCGAACCTGAGTGACGGCACGCCGGTCTTCCACACGGACCGGGGCAACATCGCGGCAAGTGGCATTGCCCTCACGGCGGAATCCGCTGCCGCTGCAATCTCCACCGCCCGCCTCGCAATGCGGGGCTTCACCGGGCTCGACGGGCAGACGCTTATCAACGTTCAGCCCAAGTACCTGCTGACCGGGCCGCAGAACGAAACCGCCGCTGAACAGGTCTTGGCTGCAATCTATCCGGCCACGACCGACGACGTGAACGTGTTCGCGAACAAGCTGTCGCTTCTGATCGAACCGCGCATCACGGACACCAGCTGGTACATCTTCGCCGACCCGGCACGACTGGCCACCTTCCAGTATGGCTACCTCAGCTCGGCGCAGGGTGTGCAGATTCAGCGGGCCGAGGCGTGGTCCACGCTGGGGCTGAAGTTCCGGGCGTGGCTCGACTTTGGCGCTGGCTGGCTCGACTGGCGCGGTGCTTATCTGAACGAGGGCGAATAATGGCGCTGACCCTCGCCGAACTGCAATCTGCCCGTGACGCCCTCCTGCGGGCGCGTGCGGGCGGTATTCGGCGGGTGCGGGACCTGACCGGCGAGGAGGTTGAGTACCGCTCCGACGCCGAGATGGCCCGCGCTCTGGCCGCCCTGGACTCGGAGATCGCGGCGCTCGCGAAAAGCCCGCCGTCCACCTTCCACTTCGCAACATCGAAAGGAACCTGAGATGAAGACCTATGTTCAACCCGGCGACCGGATCACCGTGACCGCCGCAGCTGCCGCCAGTTCCGGCGATGGCGTTCTGATCGGCAGCCTCTTCGGCATCGCCTTCGGGGACGCTGGGATCGGCGACAAGCTGACCCTCGCCACCACGGGCATCTTCGAGATGCCCAAGCCGTCGACCGACGAACTGGCCGTGGGCGACCCGGTCTACTGGGACGACACCGCCGGACTGGCCACGGCTGACGACGACACCGGAAGCAACCCGCAGATCGGTATCGCTGTGACCGCCGCCGGGAACCCGTCCAGTGCCGTCAACGTGCGCCTGAACGGCTGACTCGATGACTCAGGCCGTTCTCCACGCTAAGAGCGCACCGCTTCCGCCGCCCACGCGGCGGGGGCTGTCGCGCGTGGAGGCGGCAGAATACATCGGCGTCGGGGCGTCCAAATTCGATGCGATGGTGGCCGATGGGCGGATGCCCAAACCGAAGAGAATCGACGGGCGGCGAGTGTGGGACGTGCGTGCTTTGGACCGTTCTTTTGACCTCTTGCCCGGGGGAGACGACTCGGACCACAATCCTTGGGATGAATAGATGCCCGAGGATTCCATGAAAATGCGATTGAAATACGTGGTGGAGGATACCGACCGCCACGGTAATGTCCGGCTTTACTACCGGCGCAATGGGCACAAGGTGCGCCTGCGCGGTCCTGCCGGATCACCCGAGTTTCTGGCGGACTACCGGGCGGCTTCACGCCCGCCGAAGGATACAAAGCCCAAGAGCGAGAGACCCGGTCGAGTTCTGCCCGGATCGTTCAAGTGGCTCTGCGCTCAATACTACAAATCGGCGATGTGGGCGGAGTTGGACCCGAAAACGCAGATGACGCGCCGCCGTATCCTCGAACGCTTCGCTCAGCACAAGGGCAATGGCGACAAGCCCTACAAACTGATGCTGCCACGGCATATCCGAACCCGGCGAGACGAGATGATAGCCACGCCCGAGGCCGCTAACAGCTTGGTCAAGGTACTGCGCCAGCTTTTCCGCTTTGCTTTGCGATACGATCACCACGACTTCAACCCGGCGGCGGACGTTGAACTTCTGCGGTCCAATTCGGAAGGCTACCATTCGTGGACGCTGGCCGAGATAGAGCAATTCGAGGAAAAGCATCCGATTGGCACCACGGCCCGTCTGGCGCTCGCACTGGCGCTCTACACGGGCCAGCGGCGCAGTGATCTGGTTCAGTTCGGCCGCCAGCACGTCCAGAAGGGGTGGCTGGTCTTCACCCAGCACAAGGGACGCAACCGCCACCCGGTGAAACTCGAAATTCCGATCATTCCGGAACTACAACGGATCATCGACGCCAGCCCGGCAGGCGACCTGACCTTCCTGCGGACCGACTACGGCCGCCCGTTTACGAACAATGGATTCGGTAACAAGGTTCGGAAGTGGTGCGATGATGCCGGGCTACCGCATTGCTCGATTCACGGGCTGCGGAAGGCGGCTGCCGCACGGCTCGCAGAACTGGGCTGCACCGAGTTCGAGATCATGGCTATCACCGGGCACCAGACCAGCAAAGAAGTCACCCGCTACACGAAGGCAGCAAGCCAGCGGACGCGAGCGGAGGCGGCCTTTCGCAAGATGACGGGAGGAACAGAAGCGGGGTAAAAGTGTCCCACTTTTTGCCCCGGTTTGAACGGGTGGGACAATTTTGGGACTTAAGCTGCTGATTTTCTGGGAATAAAAAATCAAATGGCAGCCCGTAGGGGAATCGAACCCCTCTTTCCAGGTTGAAAACCTGGCGTCCTAACCGATAGACGAACGGGCCAAGCCTTGGCGTGAGCGAGTACCTATGAAAAAGCCGCGCGCTGCGCAAGAGAATTCTTGGATATTTTTGCAGTCAGTTTAAGCTGTCGGGTACGCTGTTTGGTCAGCCCGCCAAAGCCGCGTCCTCGAGGCGAAGTTGGACAGTCTGACGTCCGCCCCAGCTGTTTATGTCGAGGCGTCCCGCCAGATGAAAGCGTTGGCCACCATGCTCTTCCAGGGTCTTTCCCAATAGGGTATCGTAGGCACCGAACGCTATGGCGTCGAGGTTCGCACCGGTGCCGTCGCCGAAGCGTAGCTTCAGGTGGCTTTCGCCTACGCGTTTGGCGAAACCGATCGTCATGTCCGGGAACGCGTAGCGCGGGCCGGGAGCGCCGGCGCCAAAGGGGCCTGCGTTCTCGATTTGATTGACCAGTTCCGGGGACGCGGCGCCGGGCATCAGAATACCGTCCAAGGTAAGATCCGCCGGCCCGGTCGATCCGGCGCCTTGTCGCGCAAGCAATTCTGACAGCCGGTCCATAGCCGCCTCAAGGTTGGCGCGTGCGACCGTAAGGCCAGCTGCCATTTTGTGCCCTCCGCCTTTCAGCAAAAGGCCTTCGGCGGCCAGGCGTTGAATGGCGTGGCCCAGGTCGACGCCCGAAACGGATCGGCCAGAGCCCTTTCCCTCGTCGCCGTCGAATCCGATCACGATGGCCGGGCGGTTCGTGGCTTCCTTCAGACGCGAGGCGACGATGCCGACAACGCCGGGGTGCCATCCGTCACCCGCTGCCCAGACGAGTGGTGCATCGAGACCGCGGGTTTCAGCTTGGTCCAGCGCCGCGGCCCGAACGACGGTTTCGACATCGCGGCGTTCGGTGTTCAGTTCGTCGAGCTTTTCGGCCAGGGAGATGGCCTCGGCCGGATCGGTGCAGGCAAGCAGGCGAGCGCCGAGATCAGCGCGGCCCACCCGGCCGCCGGCATTGACACGGGGGCCAAGAACAAAGCCCAGGTGATACGAGGACGGGGCGGTATTGACGCGTCCGATATCGCACAGCGCCACAAGCCCGGGGCGAAGGCGTTTGCCCATGACCGCGAGGCCCGTTCGCACGAACGCGCGATTGACGTCGCGCAGCGGCGCCACGTCCGCGACAGTGGCAAGGGCCACCAGATCGAGCATCGCCATCAGGTCCGGGCCCGGTTTTCCGGCTTCGCGCAATTGGCGACCGGCTTCGACCAGCATGAGGAACACCACGGCGGCAGCGCAGAGGTGCGCCAGGTCGCCGCTTTCATCTTGCCGGTTCGGATTGACGACCGCCAATGCGGGCGGAAGGCTTTCGCCGCCCAGATGGTGATCGAGGACCAGAACGTCGGCGCTTGTGACCGCTGCAAGCGCGTCATGACTGAGCGTGCCGCAATCGACACACAGGATGAGGTCATGGGCCGCCGCCAATTCGGTCATGGCCGGAGCGTTCGGCCCATAGCCCTCGTCGATGCGGTCGGGAACGTAAAGCGTTGCGGAGCGTCCCATCTGCCGAAGCCAGTCGATCAGCAAGGCAGCAGAACAGCCCCCATCGACATCATAATCGGCGAAAACGGCGATCTTCTCGTTCCGCTCGACCGCGGCGAGAAAGCGCGCCGCGGCGGTTTCCATGTCCTTGAGGCTGCGGGGGTCGGGCATTAGATCGCGCAGCTTGGGCTCAAGGTAGGTCGTGGCATCGGATGGAGCCACGTCGAGACGGCAGAGCGTCTGGCAAAGCGGGCGCGGAAGTGCCGTCTCTTGCGCCATTGCTTCTGCCAGCCGGTCTATTGCCGGCGTTGGGCCGACCCAGCAGCGGTCGGTCAAAGAGCGTGCGACGCCCAGAAAGCTCATTGAAGGTCGCGGAGAATCGCCGCAACGGAGCGGGCTCTGCAGAATTCGCCGTGCAGGTGCGATACGGCCGTCGCATGAATGGGCTCGGGATCCATCGGTGACAGATCAGGGTTCCAGCCGGTATCGGCAGAAAAGGAAAAAGCCGCGCACGCATCGTGGGCAAGGGTCACATCGTAGCCCAGGTTGTCGGCCCACCGCACATTGGTGGAAACGCAATGCGGTGTTGTCAGACCACAGATCACAAGCTCGGGGACGTTGAGATATTGCAGGTGGGACGGCAATGCGGGATCGACGAAAGCGGAGTTCGTCGATTTTTCGAAGATTGGCTCGCCGTTCAGCGGCGTCAATTCGGGCTTGAATTCGCATCCGCCGGAGTCTGGGTGCAGCGGGCTGCCCACCACCTTGCTGAGGTGCAGAACGTGACAAATGGGGCCGGCGCGCTCTCGCCATGCGGAGAGCAGCTGTGCCGCCCGCTCTTCCGCGTCTGGATTGTTGCGAGCGCCCCAAAAATCGGCTTCGAAACCAGTTTGAAAATCAATGAGTACAAGAGCAGGAAGCAT